TGGGTGAATAATACTATTAACAGGAGAAACAAATTTATCCCAAGTTATTGGACTCTTAATAGAATAAGAAAGATTTTGATAATAATCATTATCAGGAGTAACCTGATAATCTTCGCTTAATTTTCCAATATCATTTCTCCACCCAATGTTTTGTTTAGATGAATAGTCAATTTTAAATTTAGATTTATTTTGATTAACAGAACTTACATCTGATATTGCACCACTTACTTTTCCTTTAATTTGATCACCCTTTTTAAGTGCGTAAGACCCATTAACCTTAATATATTCATCTCTTATAGAGGATACATATAGATCTCTCTCAATAAATCCTGTACCAGTATTAACAAACAATTGCTCGTTTAATGCAAATGCTGCTCTCTTTTTAATTACATTAATTTCTGGATAATGTTTCTTATTAATAATAGTTGCATATCCAGATTGGAAAGTTTTTGCAATTCCTGGATTTGTTGACAATCCAACACCTAGTTCATCTACAACCGCAAAAGTTAAGACTGCTGGATTAGAATTAACATAAGACTGTACTTTGAAAAATCTATAATCATAATTTTTAGAATTATATCCTGTTCCATTATCAATTAAATCAATACCTTCAACAAAAATTTCATCACCATCTGCAAATAATGGTGCAGTAAATCCTAAAATTGGTGTCGATAATGTGCAAGTTGCAACACCAGTGTTTCCAGTAACTATTGAACTAATTCCAGCTCCATTAGAATTATTAATTGCAATAACTTTATGTTGATCAGATTTTAATCCATATATTGGTGCTATTTGATTTACTTCCGAAATTGCACCACTTGGAGTAATTGCAATTAAAGAAGAACTATCAATAACTGTTTTTGTTTTATCGTTCCAAAGTAACAAATCTGGTGCAGTTAAATACCTAGAACCTCCCGAAACTATATCAATTTCATCAATTGTATTAGAATTATCTAATTTTACAATAGGTGAAATAAATGCTTCAGGAGTCAGAGTTTTATCAGATGGATATTCATATCCAACATCTTTAATTCTAACATTTTTAATTCTTCCGATAGAAGTTGATACTGCTACAATATTAGCATCCTGTCCTTCTTCAGTAGTTATGTCTTTAAATTTCGGAAGTTTTTTGAAATTAAATCCTTCAGAAATAATTTTTATTTTTCCAATAGAACCATTTATTGCTGTTGAAGATTTTGTAGAATATTCTAATTTATCAGTTTGATCAGAAGTATATTTTAAAACGGATGGAACTTGTGATGGAGATATCTTAAAAGAATTTGTTGATATTCCAAAAATACTATATGTTCCATTGTATTCACTATCTACATAATTAATTTGAGAATAATTTCTAACATCTTTATCAGCGGTACTTATATAACCAGATTTTTCTAGAGCATAGAAAAGTTTTGATGGAGTATTTTCTGTACACTTGATTGAAAGTGATGCAGTTCCAAATCCAACTGTACCAACTCCAGTAACATTAAAGTTTCTAGAATCACTTGTGCTTACAAATTCATTTTTTAATTCTTCATCTTTAAAAATTTTAAGTTTATAACCATTCAGAGATGAATCACCAAGATTAAACTGTATCGTAGAATTTTTAACAACGTTTATGCTTGGATTTATAAGGGCAAAAGTATGAATAGATGCACCAGTTCCAACAATGTTTACAACTTTCTCATTCGGTGGAATAGTCTCATAAAGAGTTTCTGCAAGTCTGAATTCATTATTATTATCTTTAATTACATAGTATGATCCAGTTTCTAATCCAGAAGCAACCTGAGTACTATTATAGAAAATTTTATCACCAGTATTATATCCGTGATTAGTTATAGTAATTGTGTTAGATGTAGTATTAATTTGTGAAGAATTAACACCTACTGGATTGACTAATATTTTTTTATCAGTTTCATTAAATGTTAGTGTTAATGCTGATGTAGTTCCAACACCAACGATAACGTTAGGAACTATGGTCAACTTAATAGAGTCATTATTCAATAACCCATGACTTTGAGCAGTGCTTACAACAGTCACCACTCTATCAATTTGACCAGTTACTTGATTATAATTTGTTTGTAATAGATATTCGGAGTTATCTGTACCATCACTATAAAAATATAGACCCTCACTGTTTGTTGTTAATCCAACTTGGGTTACAAGTCCAACATAATCTTTACCTTTATTAATTATATAAACGTCAGATGTTAAAGTAAGAGTATTTGGAATTTGGAATGTATTTAATGAAGATGCATCATTACCAACAATTAAAGAGTCAACACCTGCGAGATCGGATTTTGTAAATGTAACTCTTTGACCAGTTTTAAATGGATGGTTTGGTAAATAAATGCTTCTGTAAGGAATAGATACTGTTTCGGATGTAACTCCAATAGTAAATGTTTTATATATTGCTCCTCCAAAAGTTGTCCCAATACCAACAGAATTTTTTGCATTAAAATAAACTAGATCATTTGGTTTAGAATCAAACTGTGGTATTTTAGATCTACTTTTTATAGTAATTTTATCATTTAAAACATCTAATCTACTGCTATAAGTATGTGCAACACCAGAACTAGCAAATCTCTTAACCTTTAAAACACCATTATTATAATCATTTAAAACCTTTACAATTTCTGTACCAAGATTTGACTTAATACTGATACTTCCGCCAATTGATACTGTTGGTCTAGTAGTGACAAAAATATCTTCAGATTTTCCACCAGGAGTAGATGAATAACTACTCATAGTTATTGCTAAACCAACAGTTTCTGTTGTTAACCCTATTGATTTTGATCCTGGTAGGTTATTAATTGATGTTGAAAGACCACTGATTAGTACAGTGTCATTATTAAGCAAATCAAATCCTGATCTGTAATATGCAAAAACAGACTGATCCGTATCGGATACGAAAACACATGAAGTATAAGTTTCTAGTGATGTTTCAATACTAGTAACGTTTTTACCTACAAGTTCAGAAATTTCAGCTCTAAGACCTGTTCCTTCCGTACCTTCCTCATCAAAATTTACAGTCTCTCCAATTCTATAACCTGTTCCACCATCAATTATATCAATACTATTAACACTACCGGATTTAACAGATTCAATAACTGATACTTGTGGTATTATTTCATAAGGTTCTAGTAAGAAATCATAATTTGCATACTTATCATTGAGTTTATATGGTAAAGTATTTCTAATAAGATTTGAATTATTGAAATCAAAACTTTGATTTAAGTAAGAATTTTCCTCAATAAAAGAAGACCTAAATGTATTTCCAATAAAATATGGGTAAAGAGGTTCAAGTTTATTAGAAGTAATGCTTCTAGTTACACTAGCAAAATATGCATATACACCATTTGGAAATTCTGGTGTTTTACAAAATCTACCATTATGCCTATCAAGGTCTCCATTTCCAGTATATTCAAAATCTTCAATAAAAAATCCAGAAGTAAATGATGGTCTATTTGAAATATTTCCAGAATTTAATGAATAACTGGGATTCAAAAGTCTAACACCAGACTGAATGTCATTTGGATCCGAATATCCATAAGGTCCATAAATTGGATTTCCATCATATGCCCATCCAATAATTGGAGAGTGAGAAATTCCATTATCAAAATAATTACTTGCTAAATCCTCCGAATATCCATATATTCCATAAACAAGAGAATCCTCAGTAAGATTTTTATTGAGACTTGAAAATATTTTTGTATTTAAAGTTCTCGAGTAAGTTGCATATCTTTCAGCATCATTAACTGTTAGATCTCTAACACTAGTATCAAATATTGCTCCAGAACCTCTTGGTTTTACTCTAATAGATGTATTAGAGTCGCTATAACCAATACCAGAATTGATAACAATGACGTTAGTAATCTTTCCATCATCTATGACTGGTCTAAGTATAGCACCAGTACCATTTCCATCTATAATAAGTTCTGGTGTTGAATAATACTCAGATCCAGTACTTAAAACTTGAACATCAATTATTCTACCATTTGAAACAATAGGATTTAATTGTGCATTTTTTCCATTTTTAACAGTAATTAATGGTTTTTTGTGTAGATTTAAAGTATTTGATCCATACTCAGTTCCGTTTTCATATAAGTATGATCCTATAATTTCGCCAGTAACAATTGGAGTAAATGTGAAACTACCTGTAAATGTTGATCCATAAGATACATTTGCAGTGACTTGAATTGGAGGATATTCGAAAATATGATATCCAGATCCAGTGGAATTAATATTTACAATCTTATCTCTTACAAGATCTGTAGTTACCGTAGCTCCAAATCCAACATTAATTAATTTAAAAGTATCAGAATCAATAGTTTTTACTGAATAACTAGACGTTGTCGATAAACCAGAAATTTCTGTTCCAGTTGAGGAGTAGATAATAACATCACCAGTTTTAAAACCATGATTCTTAAAAGTTATAGTATTATAATCAGTGGAAATTCCAGATGCTTTAACTCTTAATTTTCTATATTGATATCCAGATCCACCTTCTAAAACCTTTATATTTCTAATTGTTTTTTTAGATAATGTTCTAAACTTATGAATTCCAGAAAATGAAGTAGAGGTTGAAAACCCAATTGTATTAATTCCAGACAAATAATCAGATTCTGTATTAAAAAGTTTAATTGTCCTTGTATTTACAAATTTAGCAATATACTCATCACCACTTACCAATGCTCCAGTTGGAGTATTTGATACATCACCAAAAGTTCCAATCAATAATGGATCATTTCCATTTTGATTATAAATTATTCTTTCTCCATCGGCAAAATTATGAAAAGTTTGGAATGTGATGGTTTCATCAGTTAAATCTACACCACCTCCAATTGTAAGTGCCCTACTATCAAATTCAACTTCCCTAAATCTTTCTCCTATAATTGGTTCTAAAATGCAACCAGATCCATTGCCACCAGTTAAAGTAATTGAAATAGCAGTATCAACATCAAAGTCCTGTGGATCAACATAAACCGATTTTACGATTCCACTAATAATTGGATCAACAAGAGCAGTAACTCCAGTTCCAGTCGTTGAACCAGAGGAAATTATAATTCTTGGTGGATTAACAACATCATAATCTTTACCAGAATTTAATACGTTAAATTCTTTAATTGGTCCATAATAAATCTTATCTAATGATTCTGGACAAGAAATTTCCACACCATCGATTAAGAGACCAATTCCACCTATTACATTATTGATGGATCTTCTTAAAGATGTTCCATTATTTGATGTAATTTTTTCTATTGGAAATTTTCTTAAAATTTTATTTGCTGAAATATTTCTATTCTCATGCCTTTTTAGTGTAAAAACATGAGTTCCAGAAGTTGTTTTTTCTTGGAATCTAACATATTCCGATCCACTAAGAAGAGATTTTGATGCATATAATCTTATACCATTAGTCCCAACTAATCTTACATAATATTCAAATCCAGATATTAAACCAGAAAGTGGATTACTTGATGTATATACAACAACATCACCATCAATAAATCTTACATTTGATGGAAATCTAATAATAGAATATGCCTGAGAAACACTATCATAATCATCAAGATAAGATGATGAACCATTAGGTATACTAGATTCTACGATCTCGTCATTAATCTGATATGATGGTAGAGAGTTTGATGCTACGTAGGATTCTTTATCTAGATTATTATAAACGTTTAATGTATTTGAAATATAGTTATTATTGCCAAGTACAAGAGGAACATTTAAACTTGTTGCTTTTTTTATCTTTCTTCTGATATCATATGATTGTGTTGAAACTGGTGTAAATCCAGAAATATTGCTCAGAATAATCTGATTTAGAGCAGTGTTAATACTGGTAACAATTGCATTTGAAGAGGCAATATTATTTGTGTATGAATATAAAATATCAACTGTATCACCTTCTCTTAAACTAGATTTATCAATTAAACTCAGTAAAGTGAAAGTGGATCCAGAAATACTAGATACTTGATATCTGGTGCTTGTATTATAAATCCAAGAATTTGCAAATACTTCTTTATAAGTCTTATCTCCAGATGTAGGATTGTCAATAATCTCTCCAAGATTTTTAACTGTTATTTCTTCACCTTCATCAATAAGTGATACATTTCCTAATTCTTCAAATCCAGAAATAACTCCGGTTATACGCAAATCAACTCTTTTTGATGTATCACCATTTTCATATCCAAAAATAGTTTCATTTGATCTGATATCAGATGCAATTGATATTGAATCAGTAATTCCAGTGCATCCAAAAAATTGATTGATACTTTTTGAAGTATAATCAATAATATTATCTCCAGATATCAGTGTACCAGTTTGCCCAAATCCAATAGTAGAATCAACAGAAATAATAGAAGATCCAACGGAAACATTTTCTAATACTTTTGTTTTTCCTGGAATTGTAAAAATTCCTTCAATCAAATCTCTTTCATTATAACCAACAAATAAACCCAATTGATAATAGGTTTCGTTGTTTTTTGTAAAAATTTCAACATCGGATACTGATGCGTTAGTTGTTGTATCCGTTGATTTAAATATAGTTTGTCCTTCTAAATTTAGTGGATTACCTGAAATATTTTTAGCTACAACAATTTCTCTTCTAATGTAGTCTGCTGCTGATGGTTTAATTAATCTTGCTTCAAGATCTAAAACATTCGCATCTACACCATATAAAACCTTAAAGAGAATTTTTACAGATTCTTCAATACCTTTTGACTGATAAAAATCTCTTGCGTGTTTAATAAAGTTCCCAACATCAAGGTCAGAAACAAAATCATAATTTTCTAATCCAGGTGTAAAGGTATATTTTAATTTTTTATAAAATTCTTGTAAAAATAATACGCTTAAATTAGTTACAATTGAAGTTTTATTATGACTTGCTGCTGTAGTTTTTGAGAATGTTAAACTTTGTTTATTAACATTATCATCAAAACTAGAAATACCAACATTAGAATAATTGGTAATTCCGCTAAATCCACGCACACATCCGGTAAAAGTATTTGTTGTAATACCAGTATACGTGATAATTTCATCGTCTATTTTTAATAGACCATATTCAGATGGAAAACCTTTTGTAGAGGTAACAGTAACAATTCCAGCAGAGGATGTTACATCATATACTAATGATGTTTGACCAGTAACGACTTCTGGAACTAAATTATCAAGCTTCAAATACTGATCTAAGTTTTCTGCAATATCTACAGTTCCACCTTGGAACTCTTGCGAAATGTAGTATTGTTTGAAAAATTCAGTTGCTTTTGGAAAATCCGAAACTATAAATTCTGGAAGTTGACTCTCAATAATCTTATTGATTTGTACTCTCTTCTCAAAATCTGACATATTTTATTTCCTCTCGATGTCTCCGTTAGAATAACTTGAAGTATAGTAGTCTCTTGTAAAAGTAACTCCGGAAATATCCTCTCCAGAAGCAATAACGTCTCTAATCATATTTATCTCACTATTGGAAATATCAAAACTCAAATATAAATCTTTTAACCCAACAACATCATTGGAATCTGGGAATGCCTGAATTTCAATGATTTCATTATCTGCTACTGTTGAGGTGATATTAATCGTATTAACGATAATTTCTCCATTAAAATAATCTACTGTACCAATAGATTTTAAAACAACTGTATTTTTACCCCTTTCAGTTTGCCTAATAACTGCTAAATCTCCTTTATTGCTACCATCTAACTGCCCATCAGCACTTTTTCTTGGAACATCGGTGAAGTAAACAATATCATCCGATCCTTGAACTTTAAATCCTGTGCTTTTTATATTGTATCCTTGTGGATTGATATGAAAACGATTCCCAAAACATATCTCATACTGAGCAAATTGATTTACTAGGGCTTTCATATCCCTTCTAATTCTGACCTTAGTAATATTAGAAGTAATTGCATTGTCAACTCTATCAATCAATTGTACGACCTTACTATATTTAAATCTACCACCAAATCTATTCATATCAACATTTTTAGAGTATTCGGTTAATGCTGATATAATAGATGTTTTTAGACTATTTACATTTGATACTTGATTTGTATTATAGTAAACTGAAGAATCAATCTCAACATATAGAATTTTAAGATCGATTATTTGTTGATTAATTCCAGCGATTGAATATTGCTTTAACCTGTTTAAAATATTTTGCTTATCAAAATCAGAAACATATGTACCATTTTTTGGTTTAATACTAATTTGAACCTTACCATATTGTGGTGGAGTCAACTCTTCACCACCAACAACTGCAACAGATTCTGCATTTGGATATATTGATTGAACAATAGCCTCATAATCACGAGAAGTGACTGCTCGATATTGTGCAGAATAAAGTCTTGGAGCAAAATATTTAATAGATGCTACTGGCTCAATTTCTCCACCATTTGATGATTTTTCAATTGTATTAATAGTAATTGGTCCTGATGGAATTACACGAATATTGGAGGCATCCACAAAATTTCCTTGGAAATCAAATGCAGATGCTCCATTACCTCTTTCACCATCAGTTACCACATACTTTGCTGTAATTACCGCATTATTTTCCAACTGCTTACCAAAATATCCATCACCAAAAAGAAGTTCATACTTTTCATCTTGAACTTCTTGAGTTAGATATATTTCTGAATTTTTATTCAACCTTAGAATATTATCTACCTTATAATATTCTCTTCCAATCCCACTGTCATTAATTCCTTTTACATACACCACAAGCCTTGAAATATCAATATTTGGGTTATCTAAAATAAATCTTTGATCTTGTGATTTATCAACTGTCCATTGTTTTGTTAGTAAATTTCCTTGATAGATATAAACCGGTGACGAAGATGACCCAAATCTAGCAATTCCATTATTAACAGTCGTTGTAATATCTTCTGAAATTGAAAATCTATATGATGTGTTATCATACGATCCTACGCATACCAGACCCGCTTGAAGAGTGAGAAAAGGACTTGCGGTAGTGGTAGGAACCTCAAATGTAATCGCCGCCTTAGAGGCGGTTTTGGAGCGTGGTACGTAACCAATGTTCCTTGCCAAAGAAACAACATTTTCTCTTACAGTTGCAGAATCCAAGAAGGATTCATTAACAACCATATTAGAGTTAAATGCTGTAATATAAGTATTATATGCGAGAGTATCAATTAAAACAGAAAAATTAGATCCTTCAAAATCAAAATCAGTGAAATTTGAATTTGCACGAAGGTAATCTTTAATCTGTGTTTTAATCTGATCGAAATCTAGATTCGTAAATTGTGTAAAAGGCATTTTATCTTGTTGCCTCTAGTAAGAATGAAAATTGTTGTGTTGGGAAATCTTGCCCAATAATATCAAATATAATAGTGACTTCAAATTCATTATTATCTGGTCTTGGTTCAACTTCAACTTGAACATTATTAACTCTATCCTCAAAATTATTAATTGTTGTTTTAATCTGATCTTCAATTACAGAAGCAGATCCATAATCAACAAATTCAAACAAACTTCTGCGAATATCAGATCCCAACAATGGATTAAAAAATCTTTCTGTTGGGATTGTTTCTACTAAATTGCGAACAGATCTAGTAATCGCTCTCTCATTAATCAAGACAGGTAGATCTTTTGTCACAGGATGTGGCTCAAAAGAAAAACTAATATCCTTAAATCCCCTGGATATTCGTGTGACTGCCATTGATAAGTAGATTTTCTTGCACTATTTATACCTAGTGCCAGGAAGATCCATAGTTTGGTTCTGTTCCATATTCCCAATCATCATAGTCTTCATCGTTACGAATTTTTTCATGCAACTCAGTTTGTTTTTTAAGGTCATGACGTGGTGCAGAGTCGTGCATAACCTCTTGAATCACTCTTTTTGGTTGCTCTGAACTATAATCAGTGATTAATTTTGTGGTTCCCCACATATCATACATGTAATTTGAATCCCTATCGACTGGTAAATTAGACATTTTAGCTCCTGTTTTAAACGAATAAAACAGAACTTTTATAAAGGAGGTTGCTATCTCCTTATGTCTATTTAACGATCGACTTCACGTAACGAATAAGAGTCCGAATTGAGGTATTTGAGTATTTCTAGGGCGATTAATTTAGGATTTCCTTCACCACAAGTGTATACATCCACTGCCAGACACCCATTTTCAGGCCAAGTATGGCAAGAAACATGACTTTCGGCAAGTGCAATCACGACTGTACAACCTTGTGGTATAAAACAGTGCGAAAAGACGTTCAAAACGGTCATTTTAGCACGTTCAATGCCTCTAATCATGACGTTTTGTAGAGATTCTACGTCATTGATTAGGTCAAAATTAACATCATACACCTCGAGGAGCAGGTGTTTACCCATTGAATGCTGTTTCAACTCAGGATTTTGTAAAAATTTATTTATTTTTGTTCCAAATCAGTGATTTCGTACATATAGTGATCGGACGTTTCAATTTTTCTTTTATTTTCAACAGAATAAACCGTTAAATCGATTTCATAACCAGGATTTTTATTAATTCTGTTAAATGTCCAAGCATTATCATACCAAATAATGCGATTATTTGGATATGCGTAGTAATTTCCAGTTTCTACTTTGAATAAATGGGCACATTTATGTTCAGGTGTCTCTGAAAAATTAAGATCTGTAACACCTTTGTTTTCCCAAGACCAATCAAGAGTGAACATATAAGTTCCAACGACTTTTTTTCCATCAGGACGAATTAATTCTGCCTGTAATCCAGCAAGTCGCGCACGTTTTTGAACATCAATATAGGGAGAAAAGCAGTCCCAATACATAATATCTTCAAGAGGTTCAATCGGTGCATCTGGTTTCCAGCAAAAAGCGTGAAGAGGACGACGAGTCCAATTCACGCCATTTTCTAAAAATGCTTCAAACAAAGGAACTCTTTTCTCAATGCTTGCAACACAATGAACATCACATTTGGTCACTTCACCATGTCCCATTTTATGGTTAAAAAGAAATTCGTTACGAATATAACAAGACCAATCCGGAAGACTATGGTTTAAATATGCCATGATTATCCTTTACCTTGTCCTCTATACTTTTTACGAGCCCCATTGCGAGAAGACGCTGCGTACTTAGTTCCTCCCCCATCGCCTTGGCGAGACTTCTTAGGAGGCCCTGGAATATAAGAAGTGCGCTTGTTGAGACCACCGCTTGCTTTTGCCATTTTGATTAATTCTCCAAATAAATTTCAGTTTCAAGTTCGCTTGGATTTGGAGAACCTGTCTGATAGAACTGTTGAGACAGATCCTCCATAGTATCGAAGTATTCTTCCTCTGTAAGGTTTTGGTATATCTTCCTCCCCTTACAGAGAATATTATACCGCTCTTGTGCCATCTTAGATGATTCGTGACTTTTCGTGACCAACGCGAATGCGAGGATCACACCAGATTTCAAATCCTGCTTCTTTTGCATCCAAACAGAAGGATACGTCTTCTCCACACATGTCTTGTACTTCACCAGATTCAAAGACTTGCATCTTCGGAGCAAACCAAGGATACTTCATCTCATCATGTTCAAAGACACCGTTCTTGATGAGTACCCAACCAAATCCAGTGTAATCAACAGTAAATGGCTTCCGTCGCTTCTGAATACTTTCCAGAGTTTCATGGTTCATTACACCACCATTGCCTCTGAAATCATCTTCATCCAACCAATGTGCAACAGAGGTTGTCATACCATCTTCTGTACAATACCAACCAGCAGCAATGTCCTGATCCATCAGAACCAGTTGCCAGAACTTTTCACTGTTAAAGACGATATCACTATCAATCCACAGTTGCCAGTCGTATTTCAGTTTACCGTCCCAAGGTTTCTGATCAGGACCACGAAGAACATTTGCACCTAGACACTTACAACGTGCAAAGTTCACCATCGAACTATAATCTTGTGAGATCTGAATACTTGCACCTGCTTGTACTAGATCAAAACAAAGTTGAACAAAGTTTTTCAGATATGTATAAGAAACACCACGACCAGGAAGACAGAATACAATTGTCTTTCCCCGTACCATTTCTCTTGCCTTATCGTAGTCCCATTCAGGTTCTTTGGCGACTACTGGACTTTTTGCCTTTACAGTAAATCCTTTTGTCATAACTTGATTAATTTTCAATCATATCATACAGTATTATGTAGCGGTTGTCAATTGGTGACTTCCTGGTAATATAGATCTTCTACTGAGTAATCTGTCTTCATTAAACCAACCATATTCTTTAAAGTACTCCAAGTTATTTCGAATTCTTTTTCATCAACATTCTGAAATAAACATCGATCCTTAGCGTAGATGTCATATTTTTTCATTCATCTACCTCTGAAAGAATAATGTCCTTTCCATCAAGATTAAAAAGAATCTCAGTATCTTCATACCAACCAAGTTCATTGATCATCCATTCTGGTAGTTTAATAGAATACTCACCTGTGATTGTATCAACCTCTATGGGGCGTTTTTCCTCTCCGGATTTTTTTCTCATTCTGATAGTTATTATTTTTGAATTATATAGCAAACCTTATAATTGTAGTTTATATCTCCGGAATTTTTTGATTCTGAGAGTATTTGAAATGCCTTTATGATTTATCGCGCTTCCGTAACACTTTGTAGGTTAGGGTAGTTATGGGTTTTATAACAACCCCCCCTTATACCCCATCACGCGCCGCGCCCGACCCCCCGCACCCGGCGGGGGACCTGCGTCTGCACGAACGCACCCATAAGGGCGCGGCGCCCCGCAGGGGTCAGTCGCGGTCGCTGATGTTCCACCGACCCCATCCGCCGTTAGCGTGGGCATCGCGGGTTTCGATTGCCTGCATCCGCTGAGTCAGAGTGTACTTACCCCAAAGGGTGAGGTCGGTGCTCTGATAGCAGTCTTCCCAAATACGGTTGGCGGTTTCGAGGGTCATGGTCATGGTCGGTTGCTTGTGAACTGGAATCAGTATAGCAGGTCGGGGGCAGGGTGGCACCCCACCCCCACGAACAGATCAGTCAAAGCACGGTGCTTTGACGGTGTGAGCACAAGACTCAGAATACTGTCCAGCAATGATGGCAGTAGGCACACCCCAGTGAACGTACTGAGAGGGGCGACCGTCAGCATTCTTAGCATTATCAGCAGCAGAGATCCACACGGTCTGGCGGTCAGCGATGCGGGTTGCCTGAGAGAGAGGGAAGCGGGTCATGGTCGGTTCGGGTGTGAACTGAGATCAGTATAGCAGGTCGGGGGCAGGGGTCAACCTGCCCCATAGGGAATCAGTACCCCAACCACACCAGAAATTCGCCAGCGTCGACCCCACCAAAGTCAGAGGTCGTGCCGTAGTCGGTGCGGAAGTCATCCCACAGACCGTGCTGTTTGGCAGCGTATGCCGCTTCGATCCAGAAGATGGTCCCGTTCTCAGGGTTGGTGATTTCAGCGATCTGAGCGGGGAAGGTGGAGCAGGTCATCGGTCGGTTGCTTGTGAACTGGAATCAGTATAGCAGGTCGGGGGCAGGGGTCAACCTGCCCCATAGGGGTCAGTATCCCAACCAGGTCAACAGTTCGCCCGCGTCGATCCCATAGATTCCCCAGTGGTCAGCGGTGCCGTACTCCTGCAGGAACTCATTCATGCTGCCGTGAAGGTCGGCAGCATACAGGGCGTCGTCATAGGTGACGCATCCGTTGTCATCGGCAATGGTCAACAGTTGATCGGAGAAGGTCTCAGGCATCGGTCGGTTGCTTGTGAACTGAGATCAGTATAGCAGGTCGGGGGCAGGGGTCAACCTGCCCCGTAGGGTCAAACGGCAACCCAGTAAGACTTGCCGCTGCGCTCCTGCTGCTCTGCCATGATGTAGTCGGCGCTGCCATAGGCGCTGCGCCATCCCTGGACCTGGAAGTAGCAGTCCTCCAGGGTGCTGGCGTAGGCAAGGGTGCGGGCGATCTTATCGCCCTTCACGAACGCCACCGCGAACGGGTAGCGGATGGGGGAAAGGATCGTCTGCAGGGGGGTGGGATCGGTCATGGTCGGTTCGGGTTGTGAACTGAGATCAGTATAGCAGGTCAGCGAACGTCCTGCAGAGCGGTTGCCTTGGTGCTCTGGTGAACCGATCGGGAACCAGCACCAGTGCGAACACGGGAGGAACCGCCTTTGATTCGGGATGCCCAACGGTTGGCGCTAGCGCCATGGGCAACGGGCAGGCGGGTGACCTTGAATTGAATGCCGTCGATGGTGGTGGTGGTCATCGGGTTCAGGTGTGAACGTGTTCAGTATAGCAGGTCGGGGGCAGGGGTCAACCTGCCCCGTAGGGTTCAGTGGGTCTGGTAGTAGCGTGCCAGACCGATCAGACTCGAGTCTTCCACAATGGTCTTACCAAAGCGGTGGAAGGTCTTGCCCATGTCACCCTCCATCATGATGTCCTGAATCAGGTCACCGCTCAGAGCGGAGATGAAGGTCCCGCCGTAGGGAGCGTTGAACTGAGCGGAGAGGGTTTCGATCGCTTGTGCTTTGGTCATCGGTCTTTGTCTGAACTGAGAGAATTGTAGCAGGTCGGCAGGGGGGCAGGATGCCCCTAGGTGGACGGTTCAGCGAGCGTCCCTGTCCTCCTGAGTGACCCCACCGTTCCATCCTGCATCCTGCATCTCCCAGAGCAGGTCATAGGATTCGGGGCAGGCATCCTCACGGGTGAGCATCTCCCGCAGCAGGCGATCCTGAAAGTCATAGTCGCCGTTGCGCTGGCAGTCATCCCAGAGCGATTCCAGTTCTTCAAAGGTCAGGTCCTGGAGGGTGAGGGTCATGGGTCCGTTGCGGTTGAGAGAATTATAGCAGGTCAAAAGGCGACCTCATGATCCCAGTAGAGATGCCACAGGGCGGTCAGAGTCTCCCGCTCCCGCTGCTGACGGTAGTGTGCCCAGGACTCGTGCTCAAAGGGACGCAGGGCGGCAGCGCGGGCAGCGGCGCAGCGCATCGCGTTGTCGGCCCAGGTGTGGTTGGTCATCGGTGGGGGAGGTGTCGGTTGAGAGTATTGTAGCAGATC